TTGTACTTTTGAGGGTCGTCATTTTCGGATAAAAACGACAACCGGTTTAACATTTTGTTTTTATTCTCGTTTTGTTTAATATTATTCTCTCTAGCTAACAGGATCTTCATAAGTATAATTACCCAAATCAGCATAAGAAAACGAAGCTCCATTGTCATTTGCTAAAAACCATAAACTGCCTAATGATATAAATTCATATCTTCCGGCTCCAGATATACTTGCTCTATTGCAATATTTCATTTCACTACCAACGACTGCTGTTTCATTAAACGCATTCTTAGTGACAACTGATATATACCCGTATGTGCTCGCTAAGTCTTTGTATATCGTCAATGATATCTTCATTCCGGCATATTGAGCAGCATCCGGTAGCATATATACAGCAGTAGAAATACGATTAGGGCGACCATTGATAAAATCAGAACCAAAATTAGGATTCAAAAAGAAATACCCCTCGTTTGCACGGAAATCATGCATCCGAACAAATGATGCATTGGCAATAATTGTCCCCTCAACTTCAACATTACGTCCCTTGAAGCTCCCAGTCAGAAAATCAAGGAGTAAGTTTGGTCGAAATTTGTTTGCCGGATTCATCGGGTCATTGTAATTAAAATCTTTATATCCGCCTACCGTTTCTACAGCAGAGCCATCGGCTTTTATTCCGTATTGCGAAAACATATACTGCCCATAGAACACCGCACTTGCCAGCTTGGCGAAATTCGCCATCAGTACCTCGATAAAGGCATACTGTATCTTGTCCATCACTACCCATGTCGCCTTACTGCCGTTTGCCGCATAGTCTGTCTTGGGGTTGACACCCTTAAATGTGCCCTCCTTGTTCAATACGTAATACTGCCCCTCACACAGCACCATGGGTGCGGACAGTGGGGTACGGGTATAGGATACGGATGCCGCGTACTCCCCGGTCGGATAGACCAGTGGGCCGACCGGTCCCTGCTGGAGATACTTCACTTCTCCCGTCTTGCTTGCCAACGCTTTCTTTGCCATGCCTCAATCCTTTGTCGTTATTACCCATGCCACATTACCGCCTGCCTGCTGGCACATAGCTTCAGTGCAGGTACCGCTTGCCGCAGCCACATTCGCCGTAGCCGGATTGAGAATGACCCCTGCCGAATCCATAAAGACAAAATAGAACAGCATATTCTTTGCCTTCGTGGTCTGTCCCCGCTTGACAAGGATAGGCGTATAAGTCACCGAACCTCCGGAACCGGAAACAATCGTCTCATCCTCGGGATTGGGATTAGTTATGATGTCGTAGGGGTCTGACAAGTCCATCACCGTCTGCGTGTCAAGGCCTATCAGATTGCCGCCCTGCGACACCTCCACCTTAAAGATGCCCGTAGTGTCAACCAGGCTGTCCGTAACGGTCAGACTCTTGCCGGTCTGGTCGACGAGTGTCTGCCAGGCACCGTTAACCATCCTGGACCACTTGTAGGTCAGTCCGGAGGTGATTTCGGAGGCTCCACGTCTCGCCATCGCCGTGAGAACGACACTGCCGCCTTTCTCCCTGATAGCGAAATACTTGTCATCACCCGAAACGATGGTCACCACGTTCTGGTTGCCCACCCCCTTGGTGATGGGGATGCTGTAGACGAACTGCACCTCATCCGACACGTTGCCCACGGTCACCGTAGCCACCGCCTTGACGCTGCAGCTCGCACCGGACGACGCCTTCACCAGGTTCTTCACGATCTGAAGCCCGTAATAGTTCGTAGTGCCTGCTTTATATGGAATGAACTTGAAATGACCCGTCTCGCCGCCAAACGTGTTCGTGGAAACGTTGGATGTGAAGCTTATCAACACGTCATTGAAATACCACTTGATGGAAGAGGGCACCACAACCCCCTCAGCCACCCGTGAGGAGGTGAGAAGGAAGGAGAGCGTCGGCTTCATCGTGGTGAAGTCGGGGGCTATGTTTGTCGGAGCACCCGATTCACCATCATACTCTTGATAGAGGTCGCCTTTGTCGCACATAATCGCTGGCATGTAAACGCCAGACTTTTGCGAAAAGATTACCTGCCCGACCTTACTCGCTACGCTCATCGGTCACCTCCTCCCCGTCTTTATCCATGAAACCCTCCGGAGTGGCGACCTCCACCGGATCTTCCACGCCGTCTATCTCACCCTTGGCCTGCTGCGGGGAAAGGCACACGCCCCCGACTACTGCCGCCCGGTCGAATACCGTATCGCCGGGAAAGCCTGCCACATCGGCCTGCCATAACAGCACATTGCCGTCGGCAGTGCTGTTGCGGATTCCTGCCACTCCCAGCTTGTCCGCAACCTCTCTCGTCACTTTGATATAAAATGCCATACTGCTATCGATTAATGGTTAAACATCCCTTTTCCTTGCCACTATAAACTTACCGCTGTCATCCGTCACGTACTTGCCGTCAGATGTCACCACCGCCGCATACGGGCCCTTGTCAATCACCTTCAGCTGTAGCATCATGCCGTCGGTGCATGGGATGGAGGGCGAGTACCCGGCAGCGGCCAGCACGTATGAGGAGGCGCCGGCCGCCTTCGTGTACCATTCGCACTCAAGGATGGCCTGGGGATTGGGGACAATCCCTGCCGTATCACGGATGACCGGTTTCGGGTATATCATCTTGGTTCCGTCGGCCACCTGCTGCGGAAATCCCTCCCAGTCAATCTCGATGCTGGGAATACGCCTGCGGATGGTGGTGGAGACATAGTCTATGTCACTGTCCGGCTTGGATGAAGGAGCACCGTCCTTCGAGTACGATGCTTTCACGACGTAGGTCTGTTCGTGGCCGATATAGTCCCGGTCTATGGTAAGCACGTTCTTTGTCAGTGATACGAACTCCCAGTCATTGTCGCCGTTACCGTCGGTAATCTGCTCCAGTGCGCCCGTATTCAGCTTCCGATAGAAGAAGAACTTGCACTTGTTGGTTGCTGTGACATCTACATCACCGACAAGCAGTCTGGCGGTGATGGCCTGCCTGGCAATGTCCCGACACGGGTTCCAATCAAGTGCCGACGGAGAGTCGACCATCAGCTTAGGCTGCGCCTCGCTGCCGTCAACGGCGCGGACAAGACGGCTGAAACGGTAGACATGCGTCTGTCCGGTACGCTTCGCATCGACATACTCGGCGTAGAACTCCAGTGTTACCGGACTGCCGGGAACGGCGTTCTTTTTCACTTGTATCTTACCCTTCTCGGCTCCGGTCTCGGTAATGACATAGCTCTTGTTGGCAGATGTAATCAATGTCCGTACACCGTTCAAGCGCTCGTACCACTTCATGTTGACCAATGACGCGTTGACCGCACCCACCTTGACCACCGCATCCGGGTCGGTGGCATTGCACCGGGGGAACAGCGTCAGGGGGGTAAGCGTGTAGTCCGGAGTGTACTCGGCCTTGTCAGCCTGGTACACCTGCACGTCCGGCACGCTGCCGACAACCTCTATCCCGCCGCTGGTCTGGAGAGGGCGGTAGTTGACCTCTATCTTCTTCTGTATAGTCTGCATAATTAGAAAGTTATATAATTCATTGTCTCATAATTGTTCTGCCCGTCACGCAGCAATACCCGTGCGATGAACTTGCACCCGGTCATGTTCATATAGTCGGGGCCGAGGTCGTTGACCGTCAGCGGCAGTGACTTGCCGGTTTCCGCGTGTGCGACCGCCCAGGCGTTGTCCTCGGTGACGTTGCCCGTGTCGCGCGTCCACTCCACATCAGCGTCAAGGATATGCGCCGTCACGTCACGGTTGTACAGCTCACCGGTAATGGTGAGGGTGGTCGCAAAACGCTCCGCATCGAAGTACCAGCCATTGGAGCTTTCTATATCGATGCTGAAATCCGGATTGCCCTCGACCATTACCCAGCCCGCTGCTCCGTACTTCGGTTCGTCGGTAGTGCCGGAAACAAGACACATCCACTTGCATCCGTAGTGCCACACGGTATCGTACATCATCACACGTACGGTCTCGGTCTGTGCCTCGCGGTCGGCTTGGTAGGGTTCTGCTCCCGTGGCGGTCTCCATGCTCCACTCGCCGCGGTCGTTGGCGATGCGGGGCAATACGCCTTGGAAGTCGATGCGGTGGATGTCCTGCGCTACCAATCCCCGAACGTAGATATAAGAGTGCAGGTAGTTGATGGGCAGGTTGTCGAACAGAGACAGATGCTTCAGCCTGCCGACGATCACCGAATAGTTGCTTTCCTCAAGGATGGGTTTTGTGACCCCGTTAAGCATGCAGATACAATGCTCACGGGATGACAGATACCAATAACCCTGCCGTTCAGTATCAACCGGGTTGCCACGGTGTGATAATATCATCAACGGCTCAGGAGGATAATTCTTGCCACCCGGCACCTCGCTATCAGGGTACATCACAGCGTTGATCGTATTGGCTGAGATGTCAACATGCAAGACACGTAGCCAGGAGGTATAATACTTGCCGCCACCTGATGCAAGGTCATTGACAACACCATATACAACATCGTTTTCTGCCAGTGCAGTAAAGTCGTTATCCCACCGTTTCTTCATCTTCAGGCTGTATGTGCCGTCTTCAAGCTGCGATACACTTTCGATGGTACCGGACTCGGAGAAGGAATAGTCGCTCTCCATGGCGGAGAGACGGTTGAAGATAAGCTCAAGGACGGTAAGGCTGTCGCGGACCTCGAGGCGGGACAGCTGCATACGGCCGTCAGGGAATATTCCGGCACCCTTGCCCGCGACCATAGAGTCGATAAACTCGCCGAACTTCAACAGAAAATTTGTGCCGTCAGCCTGGTCTTTTCGAAGGAACACCTTTGATAATTCTTCGATGCTCATTCCTTGTTGAATGAGTTCAAGAATGCCAATAAATGTCCGTCCAACCCTCTCTGCGGTATTCTCTCCCTCAGAAGAGGCGTTCCTTATCTGTAGAGCAAGTTTCCTTAATATGTCAAGTGTATCAGGCATTATTCACCAAGTACTCTAAAAGTTACACGATTAGCATTAATCCCTCCACTTCCCCTATACAGCGGAAAGTCTTTTTTATTATCATTCAAATACCGAACACATTCTTTCATATACCTATCAGCAACAGAGAAAGCATCATTATAAGCCATAAGTTTCTCCTTAAAATCAGAACGCGATGAATATTCGTTATCTTTATTGACAAATCCAAAACGGGTGACATTTCCATCTCCATTTTTCACGATACGAGCATAGGTATAATATGCCAATGTCGTTTTCAGCCCTACAAAGGAACGTTTGCCTCCACATTCTATGGTATAAGAACTACCATTAAGCAACTCACTATAATTTTCCGGATGTTCTTTCACATCTAAGAATAAAGCATCACCCAAAGCTGACTTCAAATCAATGTTCTCCGACTCCCGAATATATGCCTCTATCTTTTCCGTATCGATGTGTATTGACATCGTACGAGCCAACTTATAGACCTCATCTGTTGTTATTAGACATCGCAGCATTTCTTATATATTTAAGAGGTTGTACACTAAAGTCATTGGAAGGATTGAGAGGTTCATACCAATGCGCAAAAATTTTCTGAAAAGCCCGTTCAATCATGCGTTGTTGCTTTGACACAATAGAGTTATAGTATTCAAAAGCATCTTCCAATATATCCCCAGAAAAACCAACCTTACCAATCCGGATACAATACCAAGGCTCCTGCCCGAAAGCCGAATAAATACGTTCAACCACACTGGCATCAGTAACGGTAAACTCCTTATCATAATTTTTAGGACTAATATCCACAAACTCCGGTTTTTCTTCATCAGATTCCAAGGTTACCTCTAAGACCTTTGTCGCATTGGTGTCTCCTTGTAATTGCACGATAGTATCAGAAAAACCAGTATCTTCATTAGTCCTATCCTCTTTTATAGGATTTCCGTTTTCATCAAAACGTACCGAAGAAGCACCTTTCTTTGTAATTATCATCCCGGAAGGCATGAAGTTACAACGCACATTACGATACTTCACATTGGCTAATCCCTCATCCGTACTCATTTCCGTAATCACACGGTCAGCTCTTCCGATAGGATACACGAATTTCCCTGTGTTGCTAATCCATAGTATCTGCCCCTTATAGTTTTCAATCCCTCCGGCAGCCCGAATTTGCGCATAGACCACCTCCTTACGTGGATTAAATACATCTATAAACTCCACATTTTCTGGTATTACCTTTATGGCTTTTCCCTGACGGGTTTTCTTTCCTGTCCAATCCGGATGAACTGCGATTTTTGCGATATATCCGGATTCATCCTCCTCCAACAAACGGCAATTTTCAAAGGGGATGTGCTGTACTTCCACTATATCTGCGAACATATTATAATTAACATGTATCGCCATCCCATCGTAATCAGCAACATCCTTGCAGACGAAAGCATGGATGTCATCTGCCGTATCTCCACGGCGGTTAACCACATATTCAGAAAAAGCAACCTCACGAAACCCATTTCCCTCTATGAAATTGGCATAACGTTCTGCACATTCGCTACCCGTTGAACTCGCAGCGATGATATTTCTTAGATGTTGGGGATATAAATTATCATCACCGTAGCTTTGGATGCCAAGATTACGTAAATAGCCCGTGTCAACACGCCTATTACTCTTCTTCTTTAATTCATTTACATTCATCGTTCCGTGAGGTTATTCTTTATTTCACCGTTTCTACGGCTTCTATAGTCTGCTTAGAGTCAACTACAGATTGAGCCTCTTTAATATGAGCATCCAATACTTTAGCTGTAACTTTCTTCCCGTTCAGTTTATAAGTCTTGAACGCATCTCTCACAAACTCAGAAGTAGCACCTTCCACTTCAAAGGCTTTCACCAATTCTGAAACCAAAGTTTCATCCAATGGTAAAGCAGGACTCATCCGTCTTTCAACCCTTTTCTCCCAATCGGAAGGCGTTGAAGCAAAAAAGACTATCCCTTTAGGATTTTCCGCAAGATACCTTTCTGCCGCTTCGTCAGTAAGATTGTTGTTGGTGTACATTTCACTACTTCCAAAGCCTACTTGGAGCAATACACCATTTTTCAATGCATAACTTGATTTTTCTTTCATTTTTCCATATCTTTTTAAGTACGAATACATTTCAATCACAGCGTCACGATAGCAATCACCACATGAGGTCTTGGTAAATGTCCTACCAAGAACTTCATGAAACATCAGTTCAATGTCTGATTTATCAGAAGAAGAAAGGGAGACCTTATCCCCCAATCTCTTCAACTTATCAACCATCTCCAAGACAAGCATATTCCCTCCTATGCTGCCGGTTCAGCCGTCAAAGTGTTGACAGCTGTCTTAGTTGCTTCATAACTCGTCTTGAACAAGAATAATGCAGATTTAGGCGTTTTCTGTTCTTCCAAGGTAACAGCCCATCCACCTTCAGTATCCTCGCTATACTTATCGTTGTCGATAGCTGTAGCTGTAAGCCCTTGGTAGTAACCATACACCTGAAAAGCGGCATCACCAGGGTTTCCTTCTTTCTGTAAACCCTTATATTTATTCTCCAACACCACAACATAGGTACCGTTAGCCAATCCGTCAATAACATCAGCGCATACATCCGGGTCGTTTGCCAATATCACAATCGCGACAGTATTGGTAAACGAACTACGATATGTGCCAGCCACTAATGAGGTCTTTGTACCCGTAAATGGATTTTTACCAGGAACAACAACCTTATAAGCCTTCTTCCCGGTTTTCATAGCCAGCGTTTCAATCACATTCTTTTTTGTAGAATTGAATACTGTGGCTGCAAAGTCCACATCCGCACGATTCATTATTACCCCTTCCTGCTCCAATCCTTGTACTACTGGATCATCACACGACGGAACAATATCTTTCTTTAAAATATCATCACATACTCCCATAGAATACCTCCTTTTGTCAATATGCTACTTGCACCAAGTTGTCCTCGCCAATCATAGAACCGAGTTTACCAGTAGAATAGATATAATTCTTACGGGGTTTTCTTTCAAACCAGATATCAAGGTCAGATATCGGGTTATCGCCTTCACAACCGTACATTAAATTGTCCGGAGAACATAGAACCGCACGGTGAGGAAGGTTCAGTTTCGTTTTATCGTTCTGATACGCTTGAATAAATCTATCCCAAATAGAACATTTTACGACCGTAACGCCGTCATACTCTCCTACTTCAAGGCCGTCAAAAATGACCGTCCAAGGCATAATAACCTTATATTTCTCCCTCACATCACGTGACAAAGAATCACATAATGATTTTGTAGCAAAAATTGCATGTCCGGACTTCTGGAAAATACGGCTATCCGCATCTTCAAGCATCGTGTCAAACACAGATGTAGCAGCCCCCAATTCTTTCATCTTGGACTTCTGCAAAGCATAAGATGCTTCAGAGTTGGCTGATATAACGGTATGCTGACCGGAATTCTCTGCACATATGGCAAACAGGCGTTTAAAGAAACCGTCACATGTCTTGAACAATTCTACATTCAATCCATCCGTAATTTGACCGGAACCGTCAATATTAGCGGCATCCTTGTCTCCAAACCAAGTGAAGCGCCATAACATTTTCATCATTGCTTCCGTCAGTTTTGGAAGGACAATCCCATCCATATATTCAGTAGAAGTAAGGTCCGCAATATTGGTACCGGTCTTCAAGCAGTACTTTGCAATAGTATTCTCCAAATCCTCATAGCACATTTCCAACGGAACTTGCCAGTCGCCAATTTCCCATACTTTCTGGGCGGCAGCGATAGCCACTTTTTGATATTCAGGGTCACATCCGGCACCTGCGATACCTACATCCTCCATCTCACCGATGAAGCCAACTTTCTTGCCATTGGTCACTTTAGGCATGAACGTCATAAAACGCTCCATATCCTCATTTTGAAAGACTGTCAGTTCAATCAAGTCTTTCAAATCCTTCACCGCCTGATTGTCTGGCGTCAATTTTGAAAAATCTAAAATAGGCATACTCAATTCTCCTTTCTTTACTTTTTAGTTCTCTTCTCCCTTTCCTCTCTCAACTTTCTTTGAATAGGTGTCTCCTCTGCACTTGCTTGTGTCTCAACAGTATTCTTGAAGGATTGGGTACGCAAAGAGACTCTATAGGTTGAACAATGTTTTGCTAGCCAATTCTCACCTCCTGCCATCTTTACAGCATTCAGTATCTTATTGTCCTCAACTGTACGGGCATTGGTTTTCAATGCCGCATTTTCCTCTTCAAGTTCTTCAATGCGCGCCTTTAAAGCTTCAATCTCCTCGTCACCGTTTGCTTCTTCCGGGTCTTTGATTTCTGTAATCACTCCGTCTGTTACAATGATAGTCTTACCATCGGGCATAACATGCTCGCCATCGGGGGATGCCGCATCTCCCACCTGCGGTTCTCCTTCTTCACGTTCCACCGTCAGTGTATTACCTTCGGCATCTGTCAGTTCCATAGATACTACCGGAATGTCTTCTATCTTCTGGTAGCCACATTTCGCAAGCAGTCTGTCAATGATAGATTGCTTTACCGTTACTTGTTTCTCTTTGTTCATTTTCTCACTATTAAGTTTATAATCAGTTCCTTTTGCTGTAGTCGGTATAAGAACATCAGATATAAATCCAAGTTGTTTTGCAACCTCACCGCCAAACCATGCCTCCTTGTTCATCTGGACCTCCAAAATGGTCGATTCAACTCCTGTCCGTTCAACATATACAGCCATCATCTTATCCTTTTCCGCTTCCAGACTTGACTTGATGGATTCTATAGTTTCAAGGTCCAATAAATCATCATATCTTGCCAAATATGGTTTGTGGATGAGAAACTTTGCATGAGGATAAGCTTTTCTGCGTTCAAGTGGAGCAGAAAGCAAAATGATGGTAGCCATAGAAGCACATCGTCCAACAACGGTACAAGATATTTCCTTGCCCGACGCACGTAATGCATCATAAATAGCATACCCCTCAACCGTATCACCGCCGCACGAATGGATTTCAATGTCAATTTTAGGGTCAGCCGGGTCAAGCCATGAAAGGAAGTATTGGATATCCGGAAACGAAAGCCCCTCGTCACCGGTCAAATACCAATTTTCCATTTTATCCTTATCAGCTACAATGTCCTTGTTAATGTATAATTTAGCCATATCACATAATTGTTTGTAACAAAGGTAGAAAACATGATACGGCTTGAAGAAAATAAGAAGTCTATTCCACTGACACGCTTTGTCAGCAACTTTTTCAAAACAAAAAAAGAGCGGAATAATTCCGCCCCCCCCCTAAACATCCACCTTACTTGAGAACTTATCTATTATCCGATAAATTGTCCTTTCTGCAATATTATACTCATCGGATAAATATTGCATGATATAAGTCTTTTTATGTCCCTCCTTTGACAGACGGACATACTCTTGATACACGGGAATATATTTCACATCCCCGACATCAAGCGAAGCGTCCCCCATCATTTGAAGAAGACTTTTATTCAATATCAATAGTTCATATGCTTTCATATACTACCAAGATTTTCAACGTACTTAACCCTATTAGCAACAGAGGTAAACTCTTCCACAGAAACCACCGGAGCAGGCGCCATCATCATACCTTTTGCAACAGCTTTGGCCAACATGTCCTCTCCTAACGCCTGATTGGAAGAAGCTGTTACATTAATGGGAATACCTCCTCCTATCTGATTGAAAGCCGACAATAACGGAGCAAACATCGAGGTTGTAGCAGCCGTCATTACACTTTCACCGTTGGACAACATAGCAGGTATGGAATCACTTATACCGGAACCTGGCCCTTCAACTTTACCTCCTTGTGCAAATTTAGCACTTTTCACCGATTTCATAGCCTTTCCCATAACAGTAGTTACAGATGCCACTACAGTACCTATCGCAGCAAGCATGTCAATCCATGTTGCAGATGAGCGGGTAGCTGTTTCTACGGCTTTGGCAATGGCTACCCCTTGTGCGATAGAAACCTCCGCAATAGCCAGTATTTTCGCCAACTGGGCCATATTCTCGTTATCTCCTGCCGCTTGTTCCAACAAATCAGAAAGATTCCCTGCCAAGACAGAAAGGGATTCACCTTTATTTTGCTGCATCTCCACTTCCTTGTCAATGACCGCCTGCTTTGCATTCAAGTATTCTTGGTCTGCAGCAAGCTGCCTGGCCCGGAATTCGGCATCACTCTCCTCTCCCATCCGTCTCAAGCTGTCTTTCAGTTCAAGCTTCTGCTGTTCCTGCATACGAAGAAGCTCAAGTTCACTATCTCCATTCAATTTAGCTTCTGCCAATTCATTATCCAATCGAAGTTTGAGTGCATCAGCTTGTTTCTTTGCTGTATCATTCTCATGTTGAACGGACAAATCATCAATCTCTTTATTGTACTTCTCCGTGATAGCAAGCTTCATCTGTTCAGTAAGCTCTTTCTGACGGAGTTCTACGTCACGTTGGGCAACAAGTTGCTGTATTTTGAGTTGGTATTCCTGCTCACTTCCAGCTTTTACGGATTCAAGTTGCAGAGAGATTAGTTTCTGCCGGTTCTCCACCTCCTTCATCAGTTGTTCTTCCGATAATTGCTGTAATGCATCATTTTTTTGCTGTTCAAGTGCAATGATCTGATTATTTATAGCTCCACGTGCTTTCGTTGTAAGGTCTTGTTCCTCAATCAAGCGAACACGCAAATCTTCTATTTGACGAGAAAACTGACGTTCTATCTCAATGGATTGTTTCTCTCTACTGTCCTTAACCAGCTTAAGCATTTCATCCTCAGCCTTACGAATTTCTGAAAGTTCTTTTTCTTTTACAACTTTAGCCTTATCTACTGATTCTTTCCGCATCGCATTTATTTTATTCTGGGTTTCCTTATTACGGGTATAGCTCTCCATTTCCTTTTGAGCTACGTCCGAAAAAACTTGAGAGAATTCCTTTAAATCTTTCACTGTACTTTCTGATATACCCAATCGGCTAATAACCTCATCAGCCGTTACTGCCCCTTGTGCCATATCATCAAGCAATTTATTAGCTTCACCAGTAAGTTCTATTTGCCCAAGAAGATTTGCCAATTTCTTTCGGCCAATATCAATGCTTTCCTGCTGAAGTTTATTTTCCATATCGTATGCTTTTGTAGCCGCATCAGTACGCTCTTTCAGGCTTTTTGTAGTATCATCTGCAATGAGCTTCAATCTTTCAATCTCAGAGCGACTTGCCGCACGCTTCATATTAAGCATTGTTTCCGATTTCTCTAACTGTTGCAATGCATCATTCAGTGCCCACGCTTGTTTCGCATCATTTGAAATTTCTTTTCCAATACCGGAAAAACTATCCTTCATATCCTTTGCTGCACCAGAAAAATCACCAGAGAAGAATTTAGCAATAGCTCCACCAAACTTTGCAATCCGGTCTATAATCACATCAATAATTGCCCCAAAAGAGGACATTACATTAGAAAGAAATTCAGTACCTTTTTGCGTTTTAGCCAACCATGCGACCAATGAGCCCAACAAAACAACAATAGCCCCAATACCAGTGGAAATTAGTGCAAGTTTCAACACTTTTAAAGCTGCAGATAACAAATTACTTGTTATAGCCGCTGTTTTTTGAGCACCAGAGAACATATTCGCAGTGACCGTTCCTGCTTTGTACTGGACTGTTATTTTAACCAATTCATCCTTCAAACCACCAACAAATTCCTTTGTACCTCGCAAGACGCTAACGCCACTGCGCAATATGGAAACAAAAGGTACTTGGGCTTCTGTAGCCTGAAGTATCGCATCTTTATAATTACCCACATTCCGATAAAAGCGCTGCGTTTCTTCTTCCGCACCTTTCAGTTCATCGGTAATGGCATTTATCTTATCTTGCAGCTCTTTGCCTTCGCCCCCCTCACGCTCTACACGACTTAATCTGTCATAAGCAGCGGTAAGATTGGAAAGCTCAGCCCGCAACCTAACAAGGCTTCCTTCCATCTCTGTCTGCTCTTTACGTTCATTTTGAATTTGTTTATTCAGTACACGGATGGATTCGGTGTATTCTTTGGCGGCTATCTTTGTTTCTGCCATCATTAAGTTGTATTTTTCCCTCTCTATCCGCCCTTTACTCACATCCTCCTTCAACTGCTTTTCCCTTGCTTTTAATTTATCAAGTTCAGTACTGTATTCAGCTATCTTAGTAATGGCTTTATCATACCTCACTTTAATCTCTAATATTTTCTCTTCCGCATTTCCCATAACTACACCTCCAATTGTAACAATTTACATTCACATATTCCCGTATCTTCTGCCTTAATGGAAATAATGGCATAATATCTACCATATTGGGCCAAATAAATTGGAACAGTCATATCTAAGTCTCTCAACTCAATATCATTTATTTCTATCTTTTCTGTAATAACAATAGGCCTTCGTATGATAGATTGGTATGTTTGGTAATACATAGAAAGGAGTGTATTCCAATCAAGACCAGTAAATACCCCTTTCACACCATTATAAGCCAATAATCTTGGCTCAACTGAATTGTATTCCAAATTACCTTCCTCATCATATGAATATATTGGTATCTTGGCTACATCCGAGAATTGGTCACTAGCAGCAAACGGCAATTCAACAACATCTCTTTCACTTTCTATCGTTTCGTTTTCTACAAACAAATACCCATCATATTTCCCCACTACCGTATCATCCTCCTTCCATCTATAAAAATTCTTTTGAGAAAAATCATCAAGAGAATAGGCAATCGCATTAGGTTTATTATCTTTATATGTAGCAACCAGCCTACGGGTCCAATCCAACGCTTTCGCCTTATTAGACATAATTGTATCAAATGATACAAACACAAGGCCGTTACTTTCTGTGAACAAAGGGAAAGTACCTATGATTGCCGATATAGCTTTAATAAAATCAGACTGCTTTATATCTGGCAGATTAGGTATTATCCAATATCTACCACCCAATAATATTTCTTGCTCTATATTCGTTATCTTCAACGTGCCGCTAATAGAAACGACATCAGATGGCTTGCCTATATTCTGCAAAGCAAATTTCAGATGAGGAATAGAAGAATGTAGAGTAGAAAGCATCTCTGTTTGCCTATTCTCAAATTGAAACAAGACCTCATATACACCGTCACTTATAAAATTTACATTCAGTAATGGAATTGTAAGTACAGTACTTGTATCCAGTTCGCTACCGACTTCATTGAAGTTGTAATTATAAACTTCCAATGTAGCAGATAATGGAGCCACATTTGTATTTACTTTAACTTTAAAATTACCCGATATCTTAGGTACAGCATTTATGACTTTAGACCTATAGCCATTGTAATATCCTCCACTCACTCCGTTTCCTATTACTGCAAGGTTTCCATAAAACGAACCAACATTTCCCATATCGTTGAAGTATATGTTTGTCTTGCCAGCCCTATCCTCTGCAACGCCCTTTAAATCAATGGTTATAGCTTCGATTTCTGCATACTCTTCGCTTGGATTTTTTTCCAATAATGGAACAAACATGTTTTCCAATAAAGCCTCTTTGTCTTTTGGAAAAATAAAAGATATGCCGTTATCCTCTTCTATGTATTCCATGATTTGTTTTACAGACTGAACAGGATGATACCACACCATTGAATCTCCATTTCTGAAACCATAGTCAACCTTTGGATATACACGATCATTTTCTCCCCAATCTTTCCATTCAATATATTTCGGATAATATATACCTCCCACATATTCACCAGCATCCATATCTCTCAGGCTTTTTCCACTTTCAAGCATTGATGATAGTGCTGTTATATTTCCCCACGTCATGGCAATCTCAATCTTATCAGATATAGATATAAGTACAGCCTTAGCAGTTGGAATAACCTCTACCCCATTACGAAAATATCTTGCATCATGATATTTCCGAGGATAACCGGAGTCTGCAGATGGAAGCTCAGCATGCGATATGATACGTTGATTCCTTATTGTCTTAGGTAATTTGATTGTATAACTATTATTGCTCACAATTTTACTCAAGTCTGTAAAAATATTGCTCTTGAAATTAAGTGTAATCTTGGTATTATCGTCCAAGTCTACCAACTTACCATCAATAAATAGCATGTCATTTCTCATAAGCTTTGTACTCTTGTTTCTGGTAATATGATTGTTGCTACGAAATCCTGCAATACGGCTCTTGTCTTATTGAAGTTACCAACAGATACATTCACCGCCTTCCAGCTATCAACTCCATTCACATTTTTACCTGCATACATATCAACGATGGGTGACAACGCGAGTTGAAACAAGAAGTCAAACGTTTCAGAGTCCACTAAAGGAGCACACACCAACAATGTATTCTCTTCTGTTTTTCTCTGCTTACGTCCTGAACCTCCATGATAGCCATTAACATAGTTATAGTCTTGCATATTATTACGAATAAATTCACCATCATTGGCAATTTGTTTACTCTCATCACCACGTTTAAACAACCAATAGCAATAAAAGCCATGACGATTTATCCAACGTAAATAAATTCCATCCGTGCATTCATCAACTAAAAGCCTCACGTTTACAGCCATATTCGTCAATGCATGAAAAGTAAAATCAAATGTATTGTCGAACACGTTTGCCCCCACACTCGTTCCCGGCAATTTCAATACGACCTCATTGTTTGCATCAATTCCATTCAAAGTAATATTATACACCTTTCTTTCAGACAATGTAATAGCTGGTAAAGAAATGCTGTCAGCGGTCACACTCACATTAGCATTACCGGCCGTATACATTCCTACCGTAAACGGAAGGTTTTTAAACCACGTCAATATACGATTTCCATTATACCGTTCACCCACCTTCATTGCCCCCCAAATGATGAACGTATTGAATTGAAAACTTTCAGACATTGAACTGTCCGAATAAAAGTCAATATCTACAGAGAACACACGTCCTACCCCGCTATCTTTCGGAATCGTCTGTGAATAATCAATTTTCCCAAATTCTACAGTGTCAAATGTAGACTGCATGTAAAACGACACATCAAAAAAGCATGCATTATTAAACAGAGCCCTCTTCTCCTTGTATGAAATTTCAGAAACGATATCAGTCACCGTCACCTCCACGTAATCCCAAGCATGCCCGTAAATGTTTATCACTACCGGATTAAAACAGAAAGATATTTCATCCGGATATTCTATGGTTGTTTCCCCTATCTTATGAGTTCTCATTACTATGTAGATTTATATGTGTCACATCATCAACGAGTATATCAAACACACGGTCCATAATGTCCCGTATTGTTTGCTCCACGTCCGTTGTATATATATCCTCGTACGTACCAGAGCGATAAAGTGATGTGCCCTCTGTTGCTATCTTCCGGGCCACAAGGTATGCAAATGACCTTGGTCTCTCCACTTGGATACCCTTGTCTATCATCCATTGCTGAATAATCTTATAGAATCCTTTCGGTACTTTCCCCGAGGCACGTCCCACCTCCAGAACTCCGAACGCTTGACGACCATAAAGAGTACCATGATTATCATCCACGACAACGTGCAGGCTCTTGATAGTTTTGCCACTTGCACGCTGCCCAGCCCGTATATGATTTTCTATGATGCGCTGCCGAAGATTATCCAACTCCTCACACAATATCGCCTTTACCTCTTTCCTCCTATCTTCCATAACTAGCACATGGGCGCTCCTTGAACCTCTTTCAATTTCAATTCTATTACTATTCCAGTAACATTTACATCCAGCTTATCATAGAAAACGGAATAAGGGACCTCATCGCTTACCCACTCAAACAGCCCGCTCCTATTCAACTCACGGATAAATTGAACTGCATACCCTTTGCACCTCTCAATAACCTCATCATTCTCCACCCCGTCAAAATCAAACGCCGTCTTGTCTACAAAAGCAATCATGCAATTTGGGCAATCTCTTAACTGAGTCCTTGATATGACGAACTTCCCAGATGCAGGAAGCAGATTTATAATGGCCGGCAATGGCATCTTATCCAGCCGAACGTTGGCGGTCACCCAGTTATCAAATAAATAGGTAACTCCTTCCAACTTCTCTGCGATAGAAGCGATTTTCCTTTCTACACTTATATTCATTGCTTATTCTGATATATTTCTCGTAATCGACGTTCATAACGTATTTTCTCCGCGTCCATATCAAGACACTTGTACACTCTTACCCATAGAACACTCTCTACCTGCTCATGGTCAGTTATCCCCATACGGGTAGCATAGTAATCTACCAAGCCAAACAACCCGAACGAAAGCTTATCCACTCCGGCACGTCTTTCTTCCGGAGTCGGTGCCACGCTTGTAGTTTCAAAGAGCTTGGTAATACGTTCAACTTCCCTAGTTACCCATGTGGAGAATCCCAAAATATCCGCTGCTTCATACTTCTCTATCTTATCAATAGGCAAACCGAGGACAACACGACATGGAACCATTATACAGTCTATTACATTGCGTACGGATTGCAGTTCCATCAACTGACCTATGGTGAGGTCGTTCAGAGTCTCCGGAACTCTGACACCTGCGACAAAGTCCGGTTTAGGCAACTTTCCTATCTGCTCCAACAATTCAGCAGCATTGCTCGCCACGTCACTCAATATCAAAAACTCTTTTACTGTCATATCTGTCCTAATTTTGCTTTTGGTCTTTTAGGTATCGGTTTTATACGAAAAAGCATTGCCATTATCAACATGTCGAGGTAATCCGGAGAATGCCCGAGTATATCTTTCATATTCTCCTTGCTGATTATCCCTTTCTTCCGGGTATCGGCATCTATATGGTCTTGCTTCAAGACGGACAATTCTTCCATTATGCGCTCTCTTTGCGCTTCCGTACATATAATTCTTATCTGCCGATTATTTATTAGCTCTGCAAGCTTAAATGCACATTCAGATTTCAGGTTGTCGTACTCTGGATTAATCGGTCGGGTACCACCATGAAATTCTTTGATACCATTCAAATAACTTTCAAGGTAGCTTCCAAGTCCATCACTATCAACTATCATCATGCTACGTGGAATCTTCCACTGTATCATCATGTTTTTAAGGTCCGTCTCAATAGATTTACCCGTGCTATATTCCTGGTCTAACCGGATATAACACACATTACCCACCCAGTGCCCCCCGACAAAACGGTCGCGTCCTTTCATGGCAAGGTCAGCTGCTCCCGTCGATAATCCTATCGGTTTTACGTGCTCATTTGCGAATAGGTCACAAATGGCATCATAATCACAGAGTGCTGTCGGGTCGTTGTCATACTCCCAATTACCATAGTACAAGCGCTCCTTTGTCACTTTGTCCCTGGTATTGCGGAGCGTATCTATGTAGTCCTCGGTAGCGTAGGGATTATCCTGCACCAATGCTTGAATAAAAGCGTATGGGGCTTCCAGCTTGCCTTCTTTCCACGGTTTGTAGAACTCACGATAAAGCCAGTTCTTCTTTGGATTGCAAGTGATAAGTATCTTCCCGGATATTCCATACACATCATTCAAGTGCCGTCCTATACGCGTCTTCAAAACCTCAAATGCGAGGTAGTGAACCTGCCCGGCTTCTTCAATCCACCCTCCAGTAAACTCCTTGGAGCCCAATCGCTCATACATCGGGTCTTTGACGGGATAATATGTCAAGTCAAGAAAGATGATTTCCGACCCATTCCCTAAAAGTATACCGTCATTGGTCTGCTTGTAGTCAGTGAATCGATGCCACTTTGCCACCTTATCGAAAGTGACAGAGATAGACTCACGGCTATCTTTCAAATTATTTCGGCCAGCGAACCATCGAGTGCCCGGGAGATAGTAAGCACATTGCATAAGCCATTCACACCCAAGCCATGACTTTCCACCTCCACCAGCTCCACCATAACACAGAAATTTCGTAACATCGTCACGAAGGTAGTTATAGGCTAACCTCTGCTTTATATTGACCTTATATCCCATTACTTGACTTTCTCCGCATCTTCTGTATATGGTAGAAAATTAAATCCTTTGAACTCTTTTCCTGCATTCGTATGGTCCACTTCCTGCTTGTCAGCAAGCCCTAACTTTCGGGCAATGATATTCGCATTGAAAGCTCCAACGCACGCTCCTTCAAACTGCTGCGTCTCGATGGTTTCCTCCACGCGTGCGATGACCTCCAAAAAATCTTCATCATTCTTATTTCTACATTCTGTACGAAAGGTGCTCCACCATTTGGATGAAGCGCCTACATAAATACAGAATCCGGTTAGGGAATACGGACGAGAAGTCGGGGAAACTTCTTGTTGTACTTGTTGCTCATTGACTGTCTCCACCTTCTTCCCTTTCTTCCTTCTTACCGGAACTGTCTTTTGAATGGCCTTTTTAGATAACCATGGGTTTTCATCGCACCATTGGAAATACTCACATGCCGCCTCCCATAAGAGTTCTGGCGTGGAAAAGAGCTTATCCCTTCCGTGCTTACTTCTTAACATCCAAAATTTATTTCCAGTTGGTGCCGCCATCTTATTTTTTCTTGAATCGTTCGTCCAATATCTTAGGAACAGTGTTATTCCAATTAATCACGTGGTGCAATCTTTTCGTTTCCTCGCTATGGCCCATCACGCCCACCTTCACAGAGGATGGCATCATCATAACCGTATAAAAGCTCTTGACATACGTCCCTTGACTCATGTATATATCCGTCATACCTCCTTTATTCTTCTGTGTCTGCTTCTGGTTTAGCGCCACTTGTGGAACCTGCAGAAGCAGACATCCCCTGCTCCCAAGTGTGGTATAGGTGTTCACATCTTCATTAATGCGACCAACGAATTGGAACGGTCTATCTACGGAACAGATGAAAGAATTCATCGCTTTTCGTTTCATCTTCTCGCCTTTCAAAATATCGTTCTCCTTTCCTCCTACAAAATCGCCTCTCTGAGCCATAGCCAAAGTGAGAGCCGGAATACTTTCATAAAAACGTAGCATAGCTTCAAATACCACGTCCAATTGCTTTATTGCCCTCTGTTTGACTGTACCATCTCTGCCGTAAGTAAAAGAAAAAACATCGTAATCATCATCCAGTTCTATGAAGTATTTGTAACCAAGTTTCCTTGCTATCTGAAAGCAAGCATTGCGCGCATAAACAATAGCTCTGCGATCATCAAAATTATCCGCTTCATCAAAAGTCTTTGCAATCTTCGGTTTATCGAACATTATAACGTTTTTATATTTCGCGTAATAATCTGCGGCCGCCTTATCTTCATTGTCTATCACATAAACAATTGGTCCCGTATAGCCACACTTCCGCAAAGTCTTATCTGTGATGACGGAATCGGCACGGCCATGCGTCAGTATGAACGCTACAAAATCACTCCTCATCTTCGGTATCCTCCAGCATTATTTCATAAATATCCTCCTTGAACCGAGAATAACCGTTCTCTATCGCCTTATCAAAATCTATTATTACCAGTGCAGATGCCTCCATCAGTTCCTGGACTTCTTTATCTTGATGAGCATAGAACTCTGCTATCTGTCCGTAATCAAATACTATATGCCTCAATGCTGCTATCCGAAGAAATTCCTTCACACAGTCCGGGACATCTGAATCGTCTATTGCCGAAAGCAGTTCTTCATATTTACTTTTGTCATAGAGAGAATCTATTTCCGGGCATACAGGGCTTTTAGGCTCATACACCGGAGCTTCAATCTTTTTCGTGTATTTATTCCGGGCATCACTTTCACTATCTACCAGACTATCATAGTCAAAATCAAAGTTTAATCCCCAATCCATCAAAGACTCTGCATTCCACTCCTTCAATAGTTTTTCGTCCCATGTACCATTATTCACGTTATCACGGATAATAATCTCCCGTTCTCGTTCTTCTGTCAACCCATGAAGCAGAACCGTCGGCACGTCAGAAAGTCCTAGTTCCACACTGGCATCATACCGTTGGTTTCCGGCTATAATCACCAGTTCCCCAGTCCGGTCAGAGAGTATGATGGGACGTGCCTCGAAGTAGTCCGGATTACTATGAATAGACTCTTTGAGTATCCGCATCTGCTCCTCTGATATGGTTCTGGGATTGTTACCCAGTTTTTTAAGGTCTTCTATTTTTCTATAAATTATCTCCATTGGCACACTATTTTACGTTACGAAAATAAAGATACCGAATAATCCACGAACGGACTATCTGGTATCAAAGAAGTTACTGACAAGATTTGGCAGAAGGTTTTGCTTAATATGAAAAAAGATATTAACTTTGAGACAAATCAAATATCAATATAAAAATGGAAATAAGTATATCTAAAGAAACCGAACGTTTTGCTGATTTCCTAAAACAAAAAGACAATGAGAACATTATCTTTTCTGGAGCTTTTGGAATAGGAAAATCATATTTTCTAAATAATTTTTTTAATCAGCACAAAGATAAATACACTGGAATATATCTAACCCCAATTAATTACTCTGTTGCTAATAACGAAGATATTTTTGAGTATATCAAAGTGGACATATTAATGCAGTTATTAGAAAAAGTCCCCTATGATTTTGAGAAACAAAAAATATCATTAAGCAATGCCGCATATTTTTATATGGTAAATCATCCTAAAGATTTTTGGGGGAATTTTTTTTCTATAGCAGAAAAAATTACTTTTGGCACAGATATCATAGACAGGTGTATCGCACTGAAAGAAAACATCGAAACATATGCAAAAGATAATTCGAAAAATGAAGAATCCCATGTCAAGAAATTCTTTGATAGCATTAGCATAGAGAAAGGAAGCATCTATGAAGATAATACAATAACTCAAATCATCCGTTCTATTGTATCAAGCACCAAAACTGATAATAGTCCCAATAAGCAAATCGTCCTCATTATTGATGATTTAGACCGTATCGACCCTGAACATATCTTTAGAATATTAAATATATTATCAGTACATAATGATTTTTGTGGTACTAAAGAACACAAATTTGGATTTGACAAAATCATTTTAGTATGCGATATTGATAATATAAGAAACATTTATAGTGCCAAATATGGAATAAATGTAGATTTCAATGGATACATTGATAAATTCTATAGTAAAGAAATATACCATTTTAATAATACAAATGAAATTATAAAAGCCATAGCACATATTCTTGCAACAACCAAATCAGATAAAGAAGTGGGTCTAAATAACAATAGCTATTATTCACATATAACCTGCTGTAGTATATTATCCGCATTTGTCAAAAATGGGTCTATTAATATAAGAACATTACTGAAATATATTAATAAAGATTTTAAAGGAGATCGATTGGTTTATATAGGACGAAGGAGAACACCAGTATATATGTCTCCCAATTTGGTTGTTTTCGATTTTATTCGGACAATGTTTAGCACAATAAAGGATATGGAATCTGCTATAAACAAACTTAATAAATCAAATTTCAGCATTGAAGAATCTGAGTATATTTTGAAAATATTTATAGCATTAGCTGATTATCACAATTTTGAAAAAGGTGAGTACACTTATTACAATAAAGAATATAAAGCAATAATCAATATCAATATAGGAATAGTAGACTTTGCAAAAGGAGAAGTACCGGACATTGACCCATCATTAGTACTGAAAGAAGCTTTCAATACATATAGCACTCTTTTTACCTGAAAAAGATAATGATATTCTGATTTTCCAAAGCCTTATTTGACAATTAAAGCATTAATAGTCAACATATACATCTACCTACTAAACCATGTTATAAGATAGCAGCACAAAGGGACATAATTTGCACAATTCACTCAAATCCGTACCTTTGCAATGTGTTTTTCATAGTATTAGATTAAGGTTAATAAAAAAGATTGGCTGTCTGGGAAGATAGCCTTTTTTTGTAACCATTGGCAATATCTTTTCTTTATTAATCACCTGGTCGTTCATACCGTTTCTTCAATTGTTTCAAGACTATTTCCATGCCGTTATCAAGCCCTTTCTTATACCCGGCTACATTCTCCTCTATATTGTAAACCAAACAGCCTGCAACAATAAGGACAACCCCTAAAGCTCTATGCCAATAGGGTAGGGATACACTGAACGGTGAAAATGTCAACCGGAAATGTCCGATGAACAATACTGCGATGATGAATATCGCAATAAAGAAAATGAGGTCTGTTTTCATATCTATTCCTTATATTAAATTGGGGTTATCGTAATTATCAGTTCTACAGTTTCCATAATCATATAAGTTTTAAACATTCCACCAAACCGGCTTCAAGTGCTTCCTCGTAGGTGTCCCACAGACCGCCATCATTAGTCCCCTTGGAATCATCATCTTCCTGCCACGTTCCGTTATCGGCTTTCACTATAGCATAGCCGTACCCTACAGCACTTCGGTATATTTCAATATGTAAATTCTTGGTTTCACGCAGCCACCTTTGGGCTAAATATTGTGTAGGCAAAGAAAAACATTGTTTTGGTAGATTACTGTTGGTTCTATATAAGGTTACTTTTAGTATATTATCAATATCAATAACATTTTTGCAATACTCATTGAAGCCTTTCTCTTTCATCAGCTTTGCCGTTTCTAATGTTACAAATTCTTCTGTCATAGCTGTATAAATAGTCTAATTGTTAGAACAATAGTCGTAATGATAAAGATTAATGCGAAATGTTTCCATATTTTTACGGTAGCCTCTAAACCGTTTTTCTGCTCGTCAAACTTGCTTAACGCATAATTCAAAGCCTCGTCTCTCAGCCCCTTAAGCTTATCATTCAAAGCCTTGGTTATATTGTCTGCGATAACATACTTTACCTTTTCTGATACGGATTCCGGATATCCCCTCTCTTCATAATTTATTTCATGCAACAAATCATAATGGAACATATAGGGTATTCCGTTTACTTCATAGGAGAGCTTGATACCGCTTTCTTTGATGTATTTCAAAAACTTTTCCTCGGCAATCTCGTTTATCCTTTCTTGGTTAAATTCTGACTGCTTCTTTATCTCATTAAAATATTCCTCATCAACAATCATACAATTGTTTTCAAGTTTCATTACATGTGCTTTCATAATTATTCTCCTTTCAGTTTCTTTATCAGTGCATCAGCAAAACAAATACTTAATTTTGCCATTATACTTGAATCAACATTTATAAGTTGTTTCTGTGAATTGCTACAAAATCCTTGCATTGCCGCCTTCGCCAGTTCATAACGCCTCTGTTCCCAATCAATTTTCTTTTCTTCCATCTTTACCCTCCTTATTAATTTTAACAAACCCCTTTTGAATGCACCAACACAGCATATAATAGGCTGCATCTATCAACTTCGGCATTTTTTCTAAATGAACGGTTCCATTATTAGTTACGTCTACATATTTGAACCACCACAGCCCCACTTTCTTAAATATGTACAAATTATATATCTGTATAGATTCTGGCAGCTTGTTGAGAATATCTTGTAAGGTATAAGCAGGAAGGATTTCAGTTATCATAAATGCACAAGTTTGAAACTCCTTTTGTAAACTCAAAAACCATACACCTTTAGATTCGTCGTTAATGCCGTTTGTATGCAATATTCTTACCCAATACATACTTGCATCACTTGTATCTAATCCAAGCTCTTGCAAGTGCTTCATTTGTTCGATTGATAATACTTGTTTTGATTTCATAATTCGTAAGATAAAATTACAACCGTTAATGCAATGAAAATAATTGCTACTATCAAGGCGATAGATAGACATCCCTTTTCGTATTCTTCATCTTTCGATGGTGTATTTTCGTTATACCAATCTAATGGATGTTTTAATTTCATTTCTCGTTCCTTTCTTTCTTCTTTATGGCTTTATCACAAGCCGACTTCTTCATTACATACGGACAATCACAATTCCCGTATCTTTCGTTATACCAACAGCAATAATTACATTGGTGCATCATTTACCCCTCCTCTTCTTTAGTATTATCATCATAAACAAAATCAGCAGAATCTAACTGTGCCTTTGAAATAGAGACCTTATTCTTATCTTGCCATTCCATAATCTTGTTATGTATTCTTCTGTTTTCTGCTGGCGTGATAAAGCCGTGAATATTCAAATAGGCCCGACATATAGTCGCTATCGCCAATTTCTTTCTATTTTCCATTGTTATTCCTCCTTATCTATCTTTATTCCATTACGATATATTTCTCCAACACTTTTAGGTTCTTCACAGGAAAATGTAACAGTTACTTTGCCACGATTAACAAAATACTTACAATCAATAAGCCTGCAAATCCATTCATCACAACGATTCTCTAATTCATCACATTCCTTACGAAGAGAACATATAGTACATTCATAGTCATTTGGATAATTCGCAGCTTCATGCAGCACTCCGTCTATTATTATTCCGTTCTTTACTTCCATGACCTTCTCCTATTCCTTTTTAAGTTTTAAAAACAACATTATTCTGTCCCATAATACCATTATAGCTGTCCCAGTAATCGCTAAAGCTGAAATAGTACCAGCTCATTTGCAAATACCATATCGGCAGATAGGCTATGAATATGGCGAACCATAAAGGGATAAGCAGCCATCGGAGCATCAGTCTTAATTTTATCATAGTGTTAAAATAATATCTATTCTTATACACTCTTTGGGTTGAGATAAAGGTTCTGATTTTGCGTTTTCCCGATACACATAAACTATATTGGATTTCAATCCGGTTTCTAATTCGAGATTTTCCAGAATCCGGGCTATCTCCATTTCTGCTTTCGCTTTCTTTATTTTTGCTTCTTCTACTGTCTGTTTCATGAATGTATATTTTTAAAATGTAAATTTTCGCCTTTCTTTATGCTATACAAAAACAGATTATAGTCGGTTTCTGACAAATGAGAATAATACTTCGTAAAACATGCCGGGCACTCTTTTACAGAGACTATCCCAATACGAGCTTCGCAATCCCACAGATATGCTTATGGTAATCGTTGAGAATACTTGTACCACATTCGGAGCATTCAAACACCGCCGCATTATAGACCCCGACAAGGGGAATCCTATAATTGTTATCTATGTCCATTTTCAATCTCCTTTTCATTCGTTGTAATACATCTTTGTTTGCTTCAAGGTTCCGTCGAATGAGGGAATAGGTCTCCAATAAGTAACATATCCAGTCTTGATGTAGGGGGATATCCATTTATTCACTTCTCGCATTGCCATTTCATCAATACTACCATCAACATATTTCACTTGACACATGCCTTTTGCTTGTTTGTTAGGTATTGCATCTTCTACGCTTATCCATGGGAATTGCTTTGCCTGCCATTCGGCACCAGTCTTAAAACCCCTCGTCAGTCCATTGTCATAATCGACCACATTTTTTACCTTAAAAGGCAATTTATCTAAAATATTGGATTCATAATTGGCAAAGTTCATTGCCGCTTCTTCTACCGTCTGTTTCATAATCATTACTCTTCAGTTGATATTAAATCATCCAAATACGCCCATTCATCAATGGCATCTTTAGAACACTCGTAATCATCGCACTCTTCATCGTCCCAGCATTGCTCTGTTACGTTCCAATAGCGGACACCGTAACCAGTTCCAGTGCTTAACTTTCCATACACAAGGCATGGTATCTGCGGATAATGTTCATTTTCGTATTCTCCATGAGCTTGTGGCAATTCATCTTTAGTCTTGTGCCATACGCTATTGATGCGCCAGTTCGCACCGGCAATAAATCCGGATTTATAAATATTCTGCCCGACGATATTATATCCTTCAGCTCCTTGTTTGGCTGCTTCTTCTACTGTCTGTTTCATTTCTTACCCTCCTTATCAAATTCGGATAATGCCTGCTCACAAAACTTGACCTGCTCCAAAGCATAATCCCTCTTATAGGTTACTATATCACGTGTTGTATAGTCCGTATAACATCGGTCTATAATGCTTTTAATATAAAATCTCACTGGCTGCTCACAATGGTTCAGAAGAATCACGTATTCATCATTTCTCGGATGAAAGCACAAAAAACGATAATAATTCACTTCACCATTTAGGCATTCAATCAGTTTTTCATCTGTCTTTAGATTTTCAATGTCTTCTATATTTCTTATTGGTCTCATAATTCAATATTTTTTATTATTTTTTCTATTCCGCTCGCTCTGTACCTCTGCCATACACATCTTGCACCATGACGCTTTCAGATGGTATTCCTTACCGTTACGACGGGCTGTCCTATCGAAGAATCTGGATAATGGAAGTGCTCTACCACAACGGGTGCACAGTTTACGCTCCACTCCGTCAACGACCACCCGGTTACGGGGTTTCCTCCTCACGATTTCACATGGTCCGCATTCGGACGCACCGTACCTCCTGCAATAGGCAAGTGAGTGCTTGCCGCACTTGGCGAAGGAGGTGCAATCCGAACGGGGAACTATCTGGTGAATGTTCATACGGCATCATTCATTAAGTCGAACAATGTGGGTGCGCTGACCTCCATCTCTGCCTCATACAGATATGAAAGACTATCTTTCCAGTAGTCGTAATTGAGTTCGGTAGACAGACCTTTCCTCCCCAGATTGATAGCGCAATATGGAACAGTGCCGATACCTCCGAAGGGGTCAAACACCAGTTCACCCCTGTTTGAATACCGTTCAATCAATCTTTCGACAATATCTAACTGAAGGGGGCAGATGTGGTTCTGCCGTTTCTTCTGCGACTGCTTGGTATTGAGCGTGCGCATCCGGGTGACATCATCCCATATCCAGGGCTTCTTGCTTACCGGGTCAACGGCCATGAATGTCTTTGGCAGTTTTCCGTATGCCTCCAGCTCTTCGGCGAATGACACGTGTTCCTCATAATCATAGACGTGCCCACGCTCGTAGTTCCTGAATAGGTGGCGTATCTTGTCAATGCCGGCCCCTTTCATGTCCTCGTAACTCAATAGAGAGTTACCCGAAGATTTCCAACTTGCATGAGCGTCTATCTGCCAACGGGCCAACGAATATTCGCTTTTGTTCTTGGTCACCGGCAAATCAGCATAAGCCCGTGAGGTGTCAGAAGGAAGCTTGCGGAAAAGAAGGACATATTCAGGACAGCCGATACCCATCTTTGAACCGTCCTTGCACATCTCCGTATATCCAAGCCGATAAGTCTGGTTGTTCTCCCTTACCACATCCGTATCCACCGTGATGCGCCCCATGTAGCGGAAACCGTGTTTCATGTAGTGGAATACAGTCATTTCACTGAACGGGTCGATGGTAGGCATACCGTCACCCGTAGCGTTGCCGAACAGTACACGGTCTTTCACATGGATGCAAGCTAACCTACCGGGTTTAAGAATACGCATAAGCTCCGGTGTAAGATAATCCATCTGCTCGAAGAACTTGCCGTTGTCCTCATTATGCCCGAAGTCGTTATAGGTCGGAGTGTACTCATAGTGGTTGGAGAACGGGATGCTGGTTACAATCAAGTCCACCGAATTACTTTCCATAGTCTGGCATTCAAGAACATTGTCATTATTGATCGCCATCCACAGTTTACCGGACTTTTCTTCCCTGCTGGCAAACATCCACCGCATCATCTTTTCCTCTGCCTGCAAGCCGAACAAACCGTTCTCACGGACTATATCGGTCATCTTGGCTACCATCTCGCGGTGTTGCGCCCACTTCTGCATGAAGCTCTTGTATATCTCTCCCTCACTTTCCGCATAGACCAGATAAAGGTCTACCGGATGCTGCTGCATGAAACGGTAGATACGGGCTATCGCCTGGAACTTGTCGTTAAAACGGTAGTCGATGAACATGATTGCCTTGTGGCAGTGGTACTGGAAGTTCAAACCCTCACCGAGCATCTCCGGTTTGGCGGCCAGGTATTTCAGACGGCCGTCCTTAAAGTCCGCTATCACTTTGTCGGCTTCCTCATCATCCTGCGAGCCGTACACAGCCTTACATCCGGGTATGGCATCACACAAAGCCTTCCGTTCATTCTCCAGGTCATGCCATAAAAGGAAATGGTCGTCTTTGTTTTCAGGACGGTTAATGATTTCCACCACACGGGCAATCTTTTCCTGCATGTTGTCCCGGCGTTCTTTCGCTGCGTCGGCAAGTCCGAGAGCAGCCTCACGGAACATCTTCACTTGTCCGTCACGGTCGGTCCCGGCAGTGGAGTTGTCAACGCTTACCACCTCTTCATGTACACGCAGTTCCGGCAATTCATATCCGGTATCGGGGTAACCAAGGTCGGACGGTTTGGTGAGGAACAACGCCCATGTACTTACCCACAACCAGAACTCCTTCTCCTTGTGCGGATAAAGGGTAAGGTTATTCGCCTTCGTGCTGTCACGCTGAAAGAAACGGGTAAGTGCCTGCCCGGTATCCATCACACCGAGATAACCGGCATAATGTATCAGCTCCTTGTATCTGTTGGGCGATGGCGTGGCGGTGGCGACAAAGCGGTAGGGAACATCCGCAAACAAGGGAAGGAACTCCTGATAGGTCTTGGTTCCGAAACCACGCAGCACGCTCGCTTCATCCAATGATGTTGCGGTGAAGTAGGAAGGTTCTATTCTTACACCATCTTCACCGTCGCGCACACGCTCGTAGTTCGTAACCATGATGTCAGTCGGACATATCATCACATCAGCCATAGTTCGTACATAGGTCACTTTCATGTGCAGATGTTGTTCCGCTTGTGTAAGAAACTCAACGACTACACGTTTGGGACATACTATCAGCCCTTTGCCACCTTTGTGTTTCAGGACTACCCGAAGTATCTCCAACTGAGTAACGGTTTTCTGCATACCGAAACTGGAGAATATCGCACGGCAACCACCGGACACCGCCCAGCGAACAGTATCTTTCACATGGGGATATAACGATGGGGTTAAATCATCCTGATTGACCTCGAACCCGGTCTGATGACTGATGGCCATCTTGTCTTTCAGAAATTCTATATATTCTTTCATGCTGTCATTCGTTGTTTAATTAGATTTATATTCTTCTCCACAAGACCAATGATACGATTGTGATAAGGCGAAACACCATTGCATACCGCCCTTGACTGCTCTACTTTCAAAGTTTTCAAATTCAGTTCCACAGTCTCGATGCGTTTCCCTTCGGTGTCCTTTGCAGAAAGTATCAGAGAATCCGGCCTCTTGTAATAACCATTGTCATATACGCAATGGTGCATTGCCGCACCTTCTTCCGCTATCTCGGCAACACTGCTTATCACCGTCACCATTATCTCACCGTCACCGAAGCACACACCGAAGAACTTCCCTTTGTCTTTCTTGTACACTTCTTCCCACTTGGCTGCCTCCTTGTACTTTTCCTCCAAACTCCGTTTCGCTTTCACCTTTCGTTTACGCTCCATCATCTTGTCGTGTGCTTCCATAAGGTTAGGCGGACAAACATATTTAGCGTTATGGGTGTCGAGGTTAAAGTATGCCAATGCTTCCAGATAGTCGAACCATAGGGAAGCATCCTGAACGATGTAATGATTCCGGTTGCAGATGTTAAGGGCATGCCGGAAAGGTATCTCGTAGTTATCCTTACGCAACATGTATTCAAAAACGGACAACTGCCCGGTCTTTACCAAAGTCTCGGCTAAGGGGTTGGTAAGCAGCTGGCAAATAGTATCCACAACAGAAACCCGTGCCATCTTCAATAATCGCCCCATCCAACCGTTGCGCCGGAGCAAGGGAGTGACTGATGCACGCGGATAGAGAAAATTTCCCGTCACATCAAAGACATCGTTCATCTCGTAATACCCGGAAGCACTTCCGTTGTGCTGCTTAACATCTGTCTTGCTATCGTAATCCCAACTGAAATGAAACGGACTACGAGTATATTTTTTCCCAGTAATCACCTCCTTACCATCAGCGGTTATCCAATTCTGGAATACCTCATGGATGTACATACGGGTATCGCAACCGTACACATTATCACGCAGCACATCGAACGTCCGTACTACCATCATGCCACGGAAGGATTGCACTACCGAATAAAGCTTTTCTTCGGAATTGGCCTTCCTGCCATGTCTGTGTTCCAAATTCAATGATTTCCCGCAGTTCGGGCAAATGTGAGATTCCATTTCCAACGACACAGCCAGCATCGGTTTACTCACCGTGTCGATATAGCCGCAACACTGGCACCACACTTCACCTTTCTTCAAGTAGTAGCCCACTTGAGGGAACAGAGAAATGGCATATCTCCGTTGCGCATCCGTCAATGGCGGCAGCTTGCCTGCCAATGCCATTGCGTGCTTCTCTAATTTCGTCCTCGGTTTCATTGTCCTATCAATGGTTTACACAGTTCAACAACTCTCTTGCAATCCTCCACACCAAACATTCCTATGTGGCAAACTTCATGTGGTATTCCTAATTGAATAGATAACCACAAATAAGCTTTATTCCTATTTGAAGTGTTGGGGATATGTTTCTTCCAAATTTTATTGATAAGATTGGTCTTAGCTATTTGGTCAAAGTAGAAGTGGGCTTTTTTCTTGGCTTCCCTTAGTTCTGTATTTGCCAGTCGTCCTAACGCTCGGTCTGTACCCTTATGCACACCGACATAAGCCATACAATCCCAGCATAGATATATCATCCCGTAAGAACGTCCATAAATAACAGAACTATCCACATATTCGGTACGATTACCACAATAAGGGCAAATCTTACCAGACAGAATACCATCCATAATTTAGAACAATGACATCTGTTGTACTTCAGTTACTCCTTTCCTTGCTCGTGACGTTTTTTTCCTAAGCGATGCATATTGCTCTTCGGTCAAACGTTTTATCGCCGCTTCACGAGCCGCTTTCTTCTCCTCTTCCGTCAGTTCTACGGGTTGAAATGTGGAGATGGATGCACGGGTTCCAGCAGGCATCTTGCTCACTTTGATGTTATCCTCATCATAATAGTGGATAGCCATCCCGAATACCTCCTCGTCTGTCATGGCTACAGCATTACCCCGTTTCCGCGCCTCGCCCATGATGTAGGAACAGCACTCATCCAAATTCTTGTTTTCTTTTGCGTAGGACTTGGCGAACAGTTCGTCAGTCCTAGCACGTCCGTCAAGATGATTCTTGATTACGTCCTTGAAAGTTTTGTTTTCCATAATTGCGTTACAAATAACTCCTTAAACAATAGTCCGCTATCCAGTAGCAGACAAAATAAAAAGCGGCATATACTGCCAGGATTGACAGAATAGTCGCTATCAGTTTGATCTCTTTCATTTCAAATTCAGTTTTGCTCGTAAGTCGTCGGGCGGTTGGTGATTCCGTTTTACCGGAGCTTGTTGTTCCTCCAAAGCTTGGTTATTGCGTCGACGAATGATAATATCCAGTTCATCTGACCGTTCCCGAAGAAATTTCCGAAATGCTTCGCCAACGGTTATCGTATCGAAATAACCATAGAACTTACCATACCTTCCCAGCTTGAACCGTGCGACAAACAATATGAACTCCGTCAGTTTGATGTAGTGATACTGGCTAACGAACAGTCCAGAGAACTCATTCAAGGCATTTTCATCAGCGCCTTCCTTCGTGGAAGAAGCAAAATCAATGGTCAGTAACTGCGTCTTTACCCACAGAGACGAGGAACCATACCCGTACATCCGTTCAAGGTCTGACAGCGTGGGAGACTTCTCGCTATACGCTTTCTCGGTATCTGCAAGAAGCATAGACTGGAGTGATGTCGAATATACGGCAGAAGCCTTACTAAAGGTCGGGTATTTCTCCTTGATGGCTGATAGCATTACTTCCCTGCTCGATGGCTGCATATTCGTCAAGGAGGTTTCTTGCCTTTGCTGCCTTATCAGCATCCCGATTGTTTTGTCTTTGGGCTTGATTTTCTGTTTTTCCATTGTCCTGTTGTTTTTTCTCGATTATCCAAAGATTGGCCCGACTGTCCCAACGTTCCACCTTGGCACCAGTAGCAGTTTTCCAACCGAGACCGGAGAAATGGTTGTAGAAAATATCCGCTTGCATCTCCCAGTCCGACAGTTTGTCACGGAAATACTCTTTCACCTCTTCGGCGGTCGGTGGTATAAACTCCACTTTAGGCTTAACGGGTTTCTTTGTCGGTGGTAGGTCGGGTGGGAATAACTCGCCAGAGTTATCTTCCCCTATACTCTTAGTCTTATTCTTAGTCTTATATAAAGGGTTACCATTTTGGTTACCACTTTGGTTACCACTTTGGTTACCGTTTTGGTTACTACTTTGGTTACCTACAGAAACCAAAATATAAGCCGCTGCCTTTTCTCTCCTATTGCCTTCAATGAATTCAATCAGCCCCTTTTGCTTCAATCGGTTGCGCAAATCAATTATAGTCTTGTTACTATAACCTAATTCGGCTTGGATTAGACGTGTTGGTAATTCAAATGGGCAAAGCCAGTTCCGGATATTGCATTCTTTCAATAGAAAAAAGTAAAAGTCTGCTTCATATGCCGTCATCGGCTTATATCGTCGAATTTGCCAAAACTGATTGATATAATCTATATAGGTCATAATAGGTAAGAATTGACTTCATTCATAAACTCAGTAAGAGAATGGCATACCACATATTTATTTCGGAACTTTTCAGCCTCTCTCTGCCATCTTATCTGCTCCTCGCTTTGTTTCCCTTTCGGTCTCTTCATTTCGATGCAAAGAGCGGAAAATCCTTTCTTAGGTACAAGCAGTATCAAATCGGAAACACCCCTTACACTTCCCTCGTACTTCATTTGTGCTCCAGTCCTGGCATCACGCTTGCCACCATTTGGGACAGCAAACAACATAAGACTCAAAGACGGATATTGAATCCGGAACCAAGTCAGACAGCTATGCTGTATCTGACTTTCCGATTGCGGTGTAGTTTGTTTCTTTCTCATAATCTTCCTTTGAATAAGTCCATAGCCATATCTACTACATTCTCCTTAACCACATCATCCGTTCCGGTAACACCGTTAGCTATACCTTTCTTTCGCTGGATAACATCATACATGTATTCATCAATGGTATTCTTACCAAGAAAGTAGTAACAGTTAACGTTATTCTTCTGCCCATTACGGTGTGCCCTATCTTCCGCCTGCTCACAGTCAGAAAAAGTCCATGGGAACTCGATGAAGGCTACACGGCTGGAAGCAGTCAAGGTGAGCCCGGTACCGCCCGATTTGTAGTTAAGGATAATCAACGTACAATCCGGATTGTTCTGGAAAGCATCGACGGCCATCTGTTTCTGCGTAGCGTTATCCTCACCCGTAACCGTTACAGCTTTGGGAAACATCTTCTTCAGTTCCAACACTACTTCTTTTAGGTAGGCAAAGACAATCAGTTTCTCGCCTCCATCTATCACGTCATGGATGAATTCGGCAGCCGCCTTGATTTTCCCACGTGCAGAGATGGCTTTCAGAATGCCCATACGAACCATTACCTCGCCCCTCATGGACTTGGCTATCTTCTCATCATCCGCATTCTTGTAGATACGCAGATATTGTATGAGGTCGCTTTCCGCTTTCTCATACTCCAACCGCGTAGTGATATCCATCTCAATATACTGCCTCGTCTTGTCCGGAAGCTGGGTCAATACCTTGGCTTTTTCACGCCGGAAGAAGCAGGTATTCCAGAGGCGCCAGTTCAGTTCTTTCAGATTGGAGGCTTTCTTCGGCCCATTACAGAAACGTTCGGTGAATGTCTTATACCCTCCAAAATCCTCCAACCGTCCCATTATCTTGAGTTGCTGTATAAGGTCAGTATTATCGTTTACTACCGGTGTTCCCGTCAGTTCAAGAATGAAATCCTTGCCTTTACAAATGCCCTCAACAAACTTGCTCTGCTGGGTCTTGGTAGACTTGCACTTATGCGACTCGTCAATGATTACAGACTTGAAAAGGGTTATACGTGGGTCAAAGGTGATTGATTTCAGCGTAAACCGCGTATCATTCTTCACATCCAATACAAAGAACTTTTTCAAGCTCTCGTAGTTAGTGATGAAGATGTCACAACACTTGGTTTCAATGAAGCGCTGCCAAGTATTTTTGTTCTTGTCATCAAGGATTAGCGCCTGCTTTCCAGCAAATTTCTTGAACTCACGCTGCCAATTTATTTTAAGTGCTGCCGGACATACAACAAGGCACGGATAGGATTTTGCAATCGTCACCGTGCCTATTGCCTGCAAGGTCTTACCGAGTCCCGGCTGGTCACCGAAGATACACCGTTTATGGGCCAGAGCATAGGCTATGCCCTCCTTCTGGTAATCGTACGGTTCAAGTAGCAATCCGTGGGGAACGGTCAGCTGCGGCATCGGAGCAATGTCAAAGCTCATATCGGCCTTTCTTTGCTCCGACCGTTGTACGGAACCGCAGAATCCCTGCTGTACCGCCCATTTCGCCATTGTATCAACATACCATTCATCAGCCAAGTCAACCCACCACGCCTTTTCATTGAAAAGATATGCTTTCTTTGCGTTAGCCTTGACTGATGGAATATTGTTCACGCATTTAACCAACATCGGATGATACATGAATTTCAGTTTGAAGCCGTCCGGATATTTGGTGATACAAAAAGGTGCTGCCATATCAAGCTGCCGGCTCTTTAATCTTCACTTTTTTACTTTTGTTTCTCGGCTTCACTTTCTTCCCGTCAATCGTCAGAGTAGTGCCACTCTGTTCCACCACTTGTTTAAGGAACTCATTCGCTTCCTCTTCAAATGCAGCATCTCCCACCGGGTCGGCTGCAATGTCCGTAGGAATATCCCCATCAAACGGAAGTTCCTGCTGGACTACCGCCCATTTCTTAGCGGTAAGATACTGTTCCACCTCATAATTACATGCCTCAATTGCCTGCTGCAGTTCGAATGAATGCTTATATTCCTCGTTCTCATTGTTGAACATGGTAAACGGAGCTATAAGGTTAAGCACCTTCTTACTTTTAAGAAAACGTTTTCCAACCAATACCACACCTTCATTGTCATCCGAACCGCTAACTGTGTAGCCCGTGACCTCGAATGTAGAGAAGATTTCTTCCGGCAGTTCATCTATGGAGTCCTTTCCATCAGCTTCTTTCTGCTCACAGAGGAAAGCAAGGTGAGGAATCAATTCGTTAAACGCTGCACGCAAATCCTTATGGATAAGATTCTTTCCCTCAATGGTTACATTGTCCTCATTCTCGTTCTTGAAAGAGGCAACAAGCGTGTTGTCTTTCGTGATTTTTGCTTTGGTGATATTCATTTCTACCTCCTGTCTTTATATTCGTTGATAAATTCGTTATAGTAACGGTCAGCCGGAAGAGGGAGCGTTATTCCCAGTTCGGCAGCAGCATCGGCCTGAACCTTATTTAGAAAGTCAGTCATCTGTACTGTATTGAGTTTCGATGTGCTTCCGGCAATGACCATTTCTTTTCCTCTGAAATACGAAGTCCTTCTGAGAAAGCGGTTACAATAGTAATCGTGTACATCCTGCTTGTCCGTCCCAGTCTCCTGCTCAATACAAGTAAACCACAACCACATAAGCGCATTCTGTGACAGCGTCCTTGGCTCTGTGAACCTTTCGATTTTTACACGATACCGACCATTACGAAGCTGGGAACACATGAAGTCAAAAGACTTGCTTATGTGTACCTCGCCGTTGACCTTTTCCAGAATTGCTTCCTGTGCCATTACTCTAATCCAAAGATTTTTTTATCAGAAATAATGTCTCGGTTTGCTTCCAAAAACTCTATGAAATGCTCGCAGTGTGCCGTAAGCAGCTTAATCGTCTGTTCATGGTTATAAGTGTAGTATTCCGGGTATTGCGTTCCGCTAATTAGTGGCGTCCGGCTGGTACCGCCCTTCATCTGATAGGCAGTGTACTCAAACGCTTTCACGCTTTCCATCTGACCGGAAGCAATCAGACAGTAAGGATATACATGGCGCTGCCAGCCGTGTTCATACTTGCCAAAATCATACTTAGATGTCGTCTTGATATCATATACAGTATCACGAACGAGCTCATCTATATACCCATAAAGCTCCACATCACCATAGCGAGTGGGAATGACTGCGGACACAAAGACTTGGGACAATGCACCGGAAAAATACTTCGACTGCTCTATACACCAGCTACGGTCAAATAAGAAATTACGCTCTGGCGCGATATCAGTAGCAGGAAAATATACCTGAATGGTATTCGTTTCTCCATCACCGATAATGGTGTATGGCTCCCGTTCGCTTGGTATATGCTTTTTCTTGTGGATATAGCAGTCTATGACAGCATTAAAGGCCGTTCCTTTATCAGCTGCCTCACTCTCAAACGGGACACGGTTTATCGCATCAAGTAGGCTTTGCTTCAGCTCCGCTTCAATTACTTCTGGACTTTTCTTATATTCCCCCGTTTCATTATCGACATTCCAGAAGCTCTCTACTTGTTCATCAGCCCGTAAATACTGCTCGAATTTATCAAGCAGTGACGGGTAGAATCTGTATTTAGGCTGCTGGTTCATACCTTTTGCTGAGTTTGTTAAACTTCAAGCCAAGTCTCTTGCACTTCTCATTGAGCATCATGCCTGCCCGTACCTTGCTGTCAAAGATATGCGTCATGGTGTCTAAAGCTTCCCGAACAGAATTGGCAGATTGTGTATCAGTCACTTGTTCCACTGCGTCACGGATAGCATCAAGAACCGCATCATATTCGGAAGATAGTTCCGTCTGCTTCGTCTGATACTCCTTATAAGTACTGATGATTTTCGTCATGAAATCATTCTCACCCGTTACGGTACCGGACTCATCAATGATAACGGGTATCTTGATACGAGAAGGAAGATTACATGTGTTCTTGCCGTAGAACTTCTCGCACGGGTCAAAAGAAATAGTTCTATCTTTACCGATAGCTTCCATGTAACCAACCAAATCCAACTCCTTAATCAAATCACCGGCAGATGAGCCACCAATCTCCGGACGTATCTGTTTTTCGTCGCCTACTTTCTCCTCCCGTTCATGAGCCACGAAGATAACAGACTTGCCCATGAGTGTGACTTGATTAACGAAGTTGATGAACATGTTCTTACGTACTCCATACCCCTGCAGGGAAAGGGTACCATCTGCTTTCTTCATCTTCGGATTCGCTGCCATAATCGCCTTATCCATAAAAGAAAGCATCTTTCCGGCAGTATCAATCACAATAGTGGAAAACTCCTTGATTTCTTCGGACGAAAGTACCTGGTTCGTCTCGTCCCAGCTTGTAATCTGGACGGTCGGTACACGATGGGCGGCATTGACACGGTGAATACCGCCGTCATAATCGAACAATACCGGATTGGGAGCCGATAATGCAAGAGTTGTTTTTCCCATGCCAGGTTGGCCGTAAATCAGTGCTGACAAGGTAGTCTTAACGGTCAGCTCGTTAGGTCTTTTGATAAGTCCCATAATAGAAAATATTAAAGTGGTTAATAAAAAAATAGCCAAAGGAAAGCCCCGAAGCGTATTCTCCGGGGCGCAAACGACAAATACTCCTAATCCTATCCGATTTCGCATTACCTTTCAGATAGAGTCAACGGCTAACCGATGCCGCGCGGATGATTCCCTGCGCTATCTTCGCCCTACTCTCGGACTAAAAGCGGATTTTCTCTCATAAAGGCTTGTAGAAACGGATGGATTCGAACCACCGACCGCCGCTTGTGGTGCTCTCCCATTAAGCTAAGAATCTACTTGAGAGAATCGAACTCTCAACCTTCCACCACACACAGTGCTCTATCCACTGAGCTACGTTCCCAGAATAGATGAACTATTTTCACAAACCGTTCACCTTGAAACACAAACAAAAAATAAAACACGACAAAACTACTAAATAACCCTCTCTTGGATTGTGGACGTTGACGGACTCGAACCGCCAATCTCCTCAAATGAGTTGTGTTAGCCATTACACCGAACGCCCATATTTGCCTACCATATCTTCACAGACTGGGCAGGCAGGTCAACAAAGTTGCTCCCGGATAGGCGGTCAAGCCACACCGGGATAGTCACTTAAAACAAAAGCAAATAAAAACTTAAATGAGGACTCTCACCTCACGTTGTCCTTTACAACGGAATTATAGATTAAACAATAAAAAGCTTGTGGACAATGCGGGATTTGAACGCCGCGACCTGTACATGAAACCTTTAAACAATACCATGACAAATTACCAATACTAACTACATGTACCGCTCTACCAAGCTGAGCTAATTGCCCGTGTCTGTCCCTGCTCTCACGAGTAGAGACAACTCCCATGTCTAATTCTAAATCAATCTAATTATGTGTGAAACACTTCCTCCGCTGAGGTCTATATCTTGAACACCTTTTTCAGGACATTGTGATAAAACCAATACGAATACACAAGGCCAAAAAGGTTTATACCATAGTTCCAGTCTCCCGTTACCGAGTCTACATCATTAAACATCAATAAACATGGTAGTGCCAATACGTTAAGCAGTAGCACGTTTATAATGATTCTTCTTTTCATTGTTCTTTCCCTTTCTTACTTTTGCAAAGCTCAACACATCCGAAGCATTGTAATAGCTTCTCCCATTAGATTTATACTCAACTCTCACTCTTTGAGTATTTACCAACACTCTTAACCTGCCCGGACCTCCTACTATTTTTTCAGATTCTCTCTTTGGAAAAGTGCGAGAATCCATAATAGTGAGGATGTCTGCCAATCTCGCCTCCGCTGTCCCGTCAATCAACATGGAACTGCGTAAATCACCATTCACTTCGTATATCATACCGTTAAAAAATAAAGTCGTTATTATTCTTTCGGCCAGTCCTTATATATCGCATAGCTGTCCGTACCCGTGATGGTATTCTCATTCTCCGTAAATCAATATCATTGCAAGTGACCTGCATCAATAAGAATAGAATGGAGAATAGGAATTCAAGCCCGTGTCTGCGTAATTCCTTCAAATCAAAATCACGCTTAAGCCTATCGCAAATCATATACAGAAGCAGTTCCGTATCTTTGGAAATACCCAACTTCCGGTATATCGTTCTTTTCTGGGTCTTGACAGTCCAAACCGATTTATTCAGATTGCCCGCCACCTCCTTGTCGGCAAGCCCCTTGCAGTACTCATTCGCGACAAGCAGTTCCGTAGGAGAAAGGGAAATCATCATGCGACCCTTTCCACATCAAAAATACCTTTCCTCTTGTCAACCTCCCCTACTTTCCAGTCAGCATCCTCAACGCAGAACTCCAATCTCAATCGGGGGATAATTGTCCCCTTTATGGAGTTATACGCCTTAACCGGAAAAGTTAGAACTTCCCCTACCTCCATATCTCTCAAAGCCGAAGTGTAGTTTTCTGTGATTATTCGCTTTTTCATCGCTATAATTTTTTAATGATTAGTATTTGAGCTCTCCCGAGCCAATCCGATTGGCGGCATCACGCTTTATTCGGGAGATTTACTTAACTTTGTATTGCCACATTTAAAATTAAGTAAGTATGAGTAAATTCATTGAAATCCCTGTTAACGGGGAAAAGTGCATCATCAATCTTGATGCAATTCAGAGTGTATGTCCTCTAAAAGGAGGTGGGTGTGAAATCTACTTCCTTGAAGGAGCCTTGAAGAGTGTCAAAACCCAATTTCCATATTCCGAGTTACTAAAACTCATTTGGGTATAATTACTTCTTTTCTGTATATCGGGATTGAGAACAACTTGATAATTACTATGCAAGGTTCTCTCCCGGTATCACTCTTACTGACAAACCCGCTATTTGCAGGAAGTATTGTCACTTGCTTTTCTATAATTGCTTTCATAAGTTCGTTTTTACTCACGTTTATTAAATTATTTACTCCCCTCTCTATAGTTCATTCAGAAGAAACGCATCTTCACCATTTTCTGTCTTCACCTCTGTAATTAGGGTATAAGCTGTAGAAACCAATTGAAACATCTCAGGGTGTCTCCTTATGAGTTTAGTATTAAGGTAATTCCTCCACCCTTTGTGATAAGCATAATACATCAAAACACCTCATTTATTCCACACACACGTTATTATTACTCTTAGGGAGGTATGAATAGATTTAAGTTTATCATCATTACTCATTTCAGTTTTAATTAATGTTTGTGCCCCAATAAGCTCTCTCTGCTCTTCTCACCGGAGTTATCAGCTACTGTACTTCACTGCATGACCGTTCGGGGCATGTCGGCTTCCTATTTCGCACCGTTGCAAATCTTTCGCTCGTTCTGAACTTCCATTCAGACATCATCGCAAATTCTTGCTACTCCGGGTATCTCTCGCGTCCTCTATGCTGGGATTGAGGGTAAGCGCCAGTATCGCTTTCTGGAACGGATTACTTAGGGCAATCACTCCATCTCGTTCTCCGTCTCCCATCAAAGGGTAGGCTCAATGACCGGACGGAGAATCTTTCAATTCGCCCATGCAAGGCTTTGCACGCCACTTGCGCAAGTATTCATGTTAAGCGTACAGCTGTTCTGCATGGTATATGTAGCTGCCTTTTCTGCGAATAATTATCTTAATCGCCTACGTAACGGGAACCGAAGGCTCCTTTGCTGTTCTGATTGTAGTAAGCTGAAGCTGGAGCGTTGCAGTAATCATAAGAACTTCTTCTTTCCGGTCGTACCAAAGCTGCTTTCATTACTTCTTTCTCAGCCTTTCTCGCTTCTTCATCAGCAACACGTTTCTTTTCGTCAGCCCAAGCGAGTTTCAAGCAATCACCGAAGGTCTGTACACCGTGAGTAAGCTGGTATAGCTTGAAATACTTTCTGTATATCTCGTGAGCCGCTTTCATAATCTTGTGTAAATCGTACTTTTTCATTGTCTTACTCCTTTTTAGGTATGTTGTTTTTTTGGTTATCTCACTCAAACTTCGCATCTTTGCGGTTGTTGTCGTTGTTGATGTTGCAAAGATACGCACTTTTGCGAATTATGCGAATTTTAAAAGACAAATATTCGCATACTTAGCAATAATTAACAGTATTGCGAATTTAAAAGAAGCATTATTGCGAATATGGAAGTTTTTGAACGAATCAAAGAAATACGAAAAGCATTCTTCAATGATAGCAATATCGAGTTTGCGAATTTCATGGGAGAAAAGACTTCTACTACCAGCGGTTGGGTCAGTGGAAAACGAGGAATTGGAAGAAGTGTTATTGAGAAAATTACATCTAAACTTCCCACTATAAACCCTTCTTGGTTATTAACTGGTGAAGGAAACATGCTTACCGATACTTCATCACAAACGTACCATTCCAATGCCCGTCCAGTTGATGATTTAAGCTACATGAATGTGCCCGTTATACACATCAAAGCACAATGTGGTTATCTCGCCGGATATGGAGATACCGAATACATAGACACTCTACCTACCATGCCGGTAATCGTAGATAAGACCTATCACGGAAAATACCGCATATTTGAAGCAGAAGGTGACAGTATGGATGACAACAGCAGGCTTGCCATCTGCGATGGTGACAAGGTTTTAGCAAGGGAGGTAAGACGTGACCTTTGGCTGCCCAAACTTCATATCAACGACTGGTACTTCGTTATTATACACCGAACGAAAGGAATATCCATCAAGCAAATCACGGCCCAAGATGACAAAGGTAATATCACCTGCCACTCGCTCAATGAGTTATTTAACGACTATACGGTTAACCTTGACGATGTGGTGGAGATATACAATGTGATTAAGGTTGTTGAACGCAATATGAGACTATAATATCAATCTAAAAAGTAAAATACTATGGATTTTAAAGACACTATTAAACAGCTTGCTGATAGAATTGAAAAGCTGAAAGATAACATTCAGACAGAAGAAGCTACTAAAAATGCTTTCATCATGCCCTTTATTAATGCTCTGGGATATGATGTGTTCAATCCTTTGGAAGTATTGCCAGAAATGACTTGCGATATTGGGACCAAGAAAGGAGAAAAGATTGATTATGCCATCATGAAGGACGACCAGCCTATATTGCTGATTGAATGTAAGCATTGGAAGCAAGATTTAAACCTACATGATAACCAACTACTACGCTATTTCAACGTATCAAAAGCTAAGTTCGGACTTTTGACCAATGGAATTATCTACCGCTTCTATACAGATTTGAAAGAACCCAATATAATGGATGATAAGCCTTTTTTGGAAGTGGATATTACGGATTTAAGGGATAATCAAATCGAGGAACTGAAAAAATTCCATAAATCATACTTTGATGTGGACAATATTCTGAACTCAGCCAGCGAATTAAAGTACATGGGAGAATTAAAGGCTATTATCCAAGAAGAATTCTCCTCGCCTAGCACTGATTTTGTGAAAATGTTTGCTACCAAAGTTTATGAAGGTAGAATGCTTCAAAATATAATAGACCAATTCACACCTTTAGTCAAACGCGCTATCTCTTCACATATCAACGATATTATTAATGACCGTTTGAAAGGAGCTTTGACAGTTAGTGATTCCAAAATAGAGGAAAGCCAAACAAAAAACAGTGGAAACACATCAGAAGAGACTACAGAAGAAGTAAATACAGAATCCAAGATTGTCACTACAGAAGAAGAGTTAGATGCATACAGAATTGTAAAAGCTATCTGTAGAAAGAAAGTAGATATATCCCGCATAGTATATCGTGATGCACAGACTTATTTCAGTATTCTGCTTGATGACAACAATCGCAAACCTATTTGTCGTATGTATTTCAATACAGCCACTAAGTATGTAGCCACTATTGATGAAAACAAGAAAGATGTGAAACATGTTATTGAAACCCTAGATGACATCTATAATTACGAGGATGATTTCTTCAAGACAATAGACATGTATGAGCACAAAGATTGATGTCAATTCGATTATAGCAAATATGAATCAAATAATTACCGAATGCTCATGTCAGTGGAAAACTCCAAACCATTGTTCCCTCACCCCTACCTGCAAAGGCTGGGGGTGTCGGTTCCTTGCCACTCCCATAGATAAGTTGCCGACCACCGACAAGGAGAAAGCAAAACTGTTCTCCAAGGTATACCGGGAAGCGAAAGAAAAGGGTGTACTGGAATGTCCGCACTATCGTTCGCTTTTCATCGACGAGGTTCTAGAGAACATTGAGAAAAGTAACGTTATACAACAAAACATGAGCTGATTTTTCCTATTTATTGTCGACATCAGATTTAAACCAGCCTATAAAGAAGTGATACACAGATTATAGTGGTATTTCCAATACTATAAGTCTAGTTTAGTTTTTGTGTGAAGCACTTCCTCCGTAAGCGAACGTTGGAAGTGCTTTT